GCACCATCGTCAGGCTGACCATGCAGCAGGGGCGGACGGGGCCCGGCAGCTGAAACACGCCGCCAAGCATAAGCACGTCGAGATCGCGGCTGCCCACGATCGCGAGGAAGCCGAGTCGATCGCGGAGATCACCGAGATCATCGACGGCATGCGGCGCGGGCTTAACGAGACGATCCGCAAGCGGAAGCTCGCAGAGACGAGGGACCAGTCGGAGATTGGAAAACTTCGGATGGTTGGCGTCGGCGAGCTCCGGGCTGCTCTGGAGCGGCTCACAGGGCATGCCCTCCACCGGGGGGCCGCCGACGCCTTCTCCGAGGTCCGGCGTGGGATCAAGGCTGTCGGGACGCCGGTGCCCGAGATCGAGAACCTCGGTGACACGATGAACACCAACTACACGGTCGCCCCGCCCTCGCCTGACCATCCCTACGCAGTCCCGATCAGTCGAGCGCTCTTCGACCACGGAGTCATCGAGGCGGCCGGCGCGAACCACGCCTACACGTCCACCCGCCGCGACATCATCGACTACTGGAAGGGCAAGGTCCCGATCCAGCGCCAGCTGCTCGCGCAGTACAGCCGGCAGTCCTTCACCATCACCGGCGCGTTCAGCGATGAGCTTCTCGGCCGGGTCCAGGTGACGCTGGGCAAGGGAATGATCAGGGGCGCCACGCTGGCCCAGATGCAGCTGGCGGTCAACGACATCTTCATGCCATACCTGGCTGACCCAGGAGCGCTGGACCCGGCCCTGGCCAACCCGTGGCGCGTCGAGAACATCGTCCGCACGAACCTCGCCGAAGCCTACTCGACCGGCCGCATGAACATGATGCAGCACCCCGAAGTGGGGACCTTCATCGTGGCCTACGAGTACTCGTCGATCATGGACGACCGGACCACCGAGTTCTGCCGTGACTGGAACGGGACGGTCATGCGGGCCGACGACCCGCGAGTCATGGCCAACAACCCCCCGAACCACTACCAGTGCCGATCGATCTGGATCCCGATTGTCAGGGGCGAGCAGTACCTGCTGACCGCCATCCCTGCGACCGAGCCCATGACCGGATTCAAGATCTGAGGAGGACCCCATGTTCAGCCTGAACGAAATCGCCGCACAGTACGCGCAGAACATGGTCCTGGCCGGGGCCTACGTCGAGTGGCACGAGCAGGGCTCGACGATCAGCCTCGAGGATATGTCGACCGTCACCACCGACGCATCCAAGATGTTTCTGGGGGACGCCGGCGAGGGCCAGGACCCGCGGTACGGATACGGGTTCATGGCGATGGTCGGGGATGAAGGCAAGCTGCGCGTCAGCCTCGAGGCCCTCCGCCGGATTCGCCTGCAGGCGATGCGCGTCGGCGACGGGGCGGTCGCGGTCATGGCCGACGTGATCATCGCCCTCAGCGGGGTCAGCTTCACGGCGCCCAAGGGGGAGACCGCCGACCACGCGCAGACCGAGGAGTCGCGGGGCTGGGTGAAGATCTTCAAGACCGGCCGCGTGACCTGCAACCGCGGGATCACCCGCGACTGGACCGACGAACACCTCGACACGATCGTCAGCGCCCACGCAGCCCGCATCGAGCAGGGGGACACGCTGCCGCGCCTACGTCTCGGAGACCACAGTGGCCTGAAGCCCAAGGTCGGGAAGGTCCCGGCGCTGCGGAGGGTCGGCGAGTGGCTCGAGGCGAAGTTCACCGATGTGCCGGCGGTCGTCGGGAAGGCGATCCGCAAGCACCTGTACGATCAGCTGAGCGCGGGCTTCAGCTTCAACCAGAAAATCGGGGGAAAGGTCTTCAGCCGAGCCCTCGACCACGTCTCCATCCTTGGAGCCGAGCTCCCGGCGGTCGAGGGCCTGCCCGACCTGGAGCAGTACTTCAGCAAGTTGGACGGGCCCGGCGAGATCCCCGAGGGGGTCGCTTGCTACACACTCTACAGGGAGGATCACGAGATGAATAACGGAGGTCCCAGCGGGAGCGGCGAGAAGGGCGATGCCCTGGCAACCGAGAACGCGAAGCTCCAGGCCGAGAACAAGGTCCTGGCCGAAGAGCGCGATGCGCTCCAGAAGCAGCAGGCCGAGCACGCCCGCCAGGAGAACGAGACGATCGTCGATGACGTCGTCGCCAAGGCGCTCGAGGGCGGTCACATCACGCCGGCGCTCGAGGGCGCGGCCAAGGCGGTCGGCGCGGCCCTCCGCGAGAACGCGGATCACTGCTCCGGCGACAACAGCCCCTGGCAGGGCTTCACGGACCTGCTGAGCAAGGGCAGCATGGTCGAGTTCACCGAGAAGTCGGATGCGGACGATCCCGACGCCGGAGGCGATGCCGACGACGACGAACGCTCCAACTTCAGCAAGGAGATGGCCGAGGGCGCCGAGATCGTCAAGCGCGTCGAGGGCGACGGCGACGACAAGTAGGCCGCCCGGCCATCACCACGAACCGCCGGCAACGCCGGCACACACGAGTGAGGTGAGAGAACATGGCGAACCGCACCGGCGTGAAGACGTACAGCGACACTCCCAAGGGATGGCTGCGTGAACGTCTTCTGAGTCTGCCGAAGAAGATCTCCGGCGCCGCCGTCGATGCCGGTCACACCGGCTATACCCACGTCCTGCGCTCCGGCCTGACGATGGGCGAGATCACCGCCAGCAGCATGCTGGCGCAGTACGACGACACCGCCAGCGATGGCACCGAGACCGCGGTCGGCATCCTCATGCACGAGGTCGACCTGAAGGACGGCAAGCCCGAAGACGATGCCACCGATCACTGGGGCGACCTGCTGGTCGAGGGGCACGTCGACGCGAGCGAGCTCATCGGTTGGGATGCCGCCGCCGCGGTCGACCTGGCCGGCAAGATCTACACGAGCTAGGCGCTGGTCGACGAGACCATGCCCCCAGCAGGAGGTGACGACACATGCCCGCATTTCCGAGTAACGCGAAGCTGACCGGCGTCGTCCAGGCTTTCAAGCCCGGAGTCGCGACCCCGGCCGCTCGCTACTTCACCGGTGGCAAGACGGATGAAAAGGAATTCGAATTCCACATCCTGCAGAGCAACCGGGGCAAGACGGACTTCCGCAACCCGGACTCCGTCGCCGGCGTGAAGGCCCGCACCGCACGCGTCAAGAAGCGCGTGCAGCTGGCGTGTCTGCGCGAAAAGGTTCAGCTGGAGGAGACCACCATCCGGTGGTGCGAAGCCCCCGGCAAGGACCATCCCGAGCTCGCCGAGCAGGCGCTGACCCGGGAACTCCGGCAGCTGGATGATATCTTCGAGCGGACCTGGGAGTGGGCCCGCTGGCAGATCCTGACCACCGGCGGCTACAGTGCCCTGGGCGAGGAGTCCTTGACCTACGACTTCGGTCTGACCAACACGGTCAGCGCCGGCGTCGAGTGGGATCTCCCGGCCACCGCCACGCCCATCGCCAACATCAACGCGTGGAAGGTGCTGATCGAGCAGACCAGCGGCTATAAGGCCGCCGAGCTGCTGATCACGAGCCCCGGACTGCGCCTGCTGATGGCCACGAGCGAGGCCAAGGCGCTGTTCTCCGACGACACGAAGAAGACGTACTTCGAGACCGGGAAGATCGGGAAGATCGCCGATCTCAACGTCATTCTCGTGGACGACGGATGGGACAACGCCGGCACCTTCAACTACTACCTCAGCACGAGCGGCGCCCCGACCCTCGGCAACATGGCGATCATCAAGGCCGCCGGCCCCGTGGGGCAGTTCGTGCAGGGGAAGGCGATCGACTCGAAGGCCCCCGATCGGCTGATCGGGAAGTTCGCCAAGACCTACGTCCGGGAAGACCCCCCGGGGCGCACGGCGCTGATGTGCCAGACCGCGTCGCCAGGTCTGACCGAACCCGGCAAGGTCGTCGCGGCCACCCTGTGGACCTAGACGGCCCAGCAGTCAGCTGCGGGGGCTTCGGCCCCCGCGGCCGACATATTTTCTGCAGACACCCCACCTGGTGGGGGGGGATGAAACAAAGGAGAGCCATCATGGCAGAAAAGCCAAACACCATGTGGGTCCGAACACTTCCCGGCGTCAAGCAGCCCACGTACGAAACCATGGTGCTGCGTACCGGAGTCCCAGCCCTGATTCCGGTCGGCATCGCCAAGAAGCTGATCGAGCAGCGGCTGGTCGAGAAGTGTGATCCGCCCAAGGAAGCCAAGGCCGGGATCCACGTCCCGCTGAAGATGACGCTCAACGGCGGCGGCGCCCGGGAGGACGCGGAGCCTGCGCCCCCGATCGTCGACCCGATCGTCATCGAGATCCCGCCCGGCTGCGACCTGATCGAGGTTCCCGAGATCGGCGACCGCGCCGGTTACAAGCTCTGGGACAAGGACACCGGCCTGGTGGTGATGCCCGACGAGAAGATCGCGGAGCTCATCGAGAGCGAACGCGGTCGCATCCCGCCGGAGGAGCGGTTCCTCTCGGGCCCGGTCAAGGTGGTCTACACCAAGGGCCACGCGAAGGCTCCGCGAGACGACGAGTAGGAGAGTCCAGTGCCATACTGCACCGCTGACCAGGTCCGTGAGTACGCCGTCCAGGCCGACAGCGATGAGGAGTTCACCGAGCTCATCACCGCCGCGACGGCCCTGGTCAACGGCGAGCTCGCGTCGACCTTCAACACATCGCTGTTCGAGGATCCGCCGCACGCGATCATCCAAACGATCACAGCGAAGATCGTGGCCTCGGAGTTCATCAGCACGCGGTATGCCCAGGCCACCACCGAGCTCCACGAGCTCGCGGTCAGGCTCATGGAGCAGGCGCTCGAGAGGCTGGCCGACATCGTGGCCAACCCATACAAGCTCGAGGGGGTCGACCCCCTCGAGCCGGATGACCTGGAGGATCAGATGGACGCCAACGCGGTCCTGCTGAGTGATGGCGCGGCCGACGCCAACCGCTTCGCCGGCAGCGACCCCCGTGACTGGAAATGATTACGGCGACGTTCGACGATAAGGAGTTTCGGAAGGCCATCGACTACCTGGCCAGGGTCCATCGTCAGCTGCCGGTCCGGCGCATGGCCGTGATCGCCTACCGGTCGGTGCTGCGGAACTTCCAAGCGTCCGGCCGGCCGAAGCCGTGGAAGCCGCTCAAGCAGGTGACGATCGACAAGCGACGCAAGGCAAAGCAGAGGCGTGCTGCCAGCGCCGGCAAAAAGACGAGCGGGGCGGCACTCAGCACAAAACCTCTGCTGGATACAGGGCAGCATCTGCGCGACACGATCGGGTTTAAGGTCTTCGGGACTAGCAACTTCAAGGTCTACACCCGGTCACCAATTGCGGCGGTGCACCAATTCGGGTCACCCGCAGGGATGATCCCCAAGATCCCGGCCAGGCCCTACATGGTCTGGCAGACGGCCGACAAGAGGGCGATGGTCCAGCTGGTGCTTGACGCAATCGCAAGGGGGCTCTGATGGGCATCGACATCGCTGACGTGCTCACGGCGCAGATTGCGATCCTCGAGGCCAAGAACGACTGGCAGGCGGGGACGGCGCCCGTAAAGATCATGGCCGGCCCGCTCACGCCGCAGGCTGCCTGGCCGGTCATCGCTGTGATGGCGATCGAGGGCGACGATGGGGTCAACGACTTGGCCCAGGATCTCGAGCGCCAGACCGTCTACTGGACGGTCGAGATCCCGGTCGTGCCAGACGGAACGAACAACCAATACCTGACGCTGCTGGCGATCGACAAGCAGCTGCGCGACCTGATCAAGGCGAACCCCCGATGGGGGCTGGACGACGATGTCGAGGACACGGATCTCCGAGGCTGGACCACGGGGATCGATACGCAGGAGAACAGCAAGGATCTCCTGCAGACCCTGACCCGGCGAATGGAGGTCCGGACCTATGAGTAAGCAGGCGAAGGGCGATGCGCCCCAGACCATCTACTACACCGGCACCGAACCGCGGTCCTTCACGGGCTTCGGCGTCTTCAAGCCGGGCGACAAGACCGAGCTCCCCGCGGCCCAGGCCGCGGCGCTGCTGAGGACCGGCTTCTTCTCGAAGACCCCGGTCGCCACCGACGCCAACGAGGAGGACCGCGATGGCAAGTAAGCAGGACGGAGTCGGCGCGATCACGCAAGCCGACAGCGCGACCGAACAGGTCGCGACCCCTCAGCTGTACCTGAAGGCCGACGACATCCAGATCGAAGGCGACGGTCAGACGATCAGCGAGAAGAGTGGGATCAGCCCCGACCGCACCGGCGTGCTGCCCGTGGGCTTCAACTACAACTTCTCGATCAGCGGGCTCGAGCCCCACGCCTACGCAGCCGGTTACCTCTGGTACCTGGCGCTGGGTGGGTGTAGCGGCGCGAGCACCACGCACACGATTACCCCCGCGGCCGACGCGCAGTACGTCAACGTCTACAAGGACTACAAGGAAGACATCAGCAGCGCGGGGACCGGCGAGACGGTCGAGGTCCTGCTGGGCGGCCGGATCACGTCGATCGAGATGGAGGTCAACGCCAAGCAGTTCTGCAGCATGAACGTCAACGGCATCGGCTGCAACCTCGGCACGCCCGCGGCATCGCTGACCGCCAGCCATCCGACCGGGGCCAACAACCGGGCCCTCAGCTGGAACACCCTGCGGGCCGGCCAGTTCACGATCGGCTACAACGGCGGGGCGCAGTCCCTCGACACGAGCATCGTGGGGCTGAAGGTCATGTACAACCGGACCATGAAGCCGGAGGAGACCACGCTGGCCGACGACATCTCCGACAGCATCGTGCAGGGCCCGCGGACCCTCGACTTCGAGGTCTCCCGCGTGTTCAAGGGCAGCGCGGCCAGGTCCGAGTACAACGCCTGGAAAAGCCAGTGGACGGTCGGGATCTCCTTCAAGTTCGTGGTCGGGACCTACGAGTTCGAGATGGAGATCGACGACGCGCAGATCACCGGGCCCAACGCCGACCCCGTGGGAATCGGCGAAGACACGATCATGGGCAAGCTGCGGGCCGAGGCATACCTCGACAGCACGTACCTGACGACGATCACCGTCATCGACGGTGTGACCGGCATCTACCCGTAGGCAACCGGGCGCCGCGGGCATTTTGTCTGCGGACCCACCACCTGGGCCACCGGTAGGCCCACAGCGACAGGAGAGCCGCATGACATACGTGGTGCGCAAGAGAGACGAAAAGGAGACCGCCAAGCTCGTCCACTACTACTACGACCCCGAGACCCGGGAGCACATAGATCCGGAGGACGACGGCAGCCCGCCGATGATCGACAATCCGGACTATGACAAGGGTCTCGAAGCCGGCGGAGCCGTCCCGCCTAGGGAGATCGAGGCGCCGTCGATCAAGTGCTGGATCGGCAAGTTCCGCGGCCGCGACAACCGCTACATGAACGATCTGCAGCACAAGAGCGACAAGCGCGGGACGACCCACCATCGGACCGGGACGGTGCTGCGGGAAAAGGTTTGCCGTGGCGTGGTCTGGCTCGAGGGGATCGAAAAGGATGACGGGACGGCGATCAACAAGGTCACCAAGGCGGTCTACGAAGACTACCTCGAGGAAGACCTGATCGACTTCCTGGTGATCGAGATCAACAAGCACAACAACCTGGGCCCCGATGAGGACCGGGATCTCGAGGAGGAGGTCGACTTGGCCGCTGATCCGGAGGAATAACGAAGGCGGTCGCGCTCCTGCTCGAGGTCAGTGAAGGCGATAGCAAGGGCCGAAAGTTCTATGACTGCAGGACTTGCGACCGCCCGGAGGAAAGCTGCCAGGACTGCCCGGTCACGCTGGGCGAGCAGCCGAGAATCGACCCCCGGCTGCAGTTCTACATCGAGCTCTTCAACCGCCTGCGCATGTTCCCAGGGACGCTGCCAGAGGCAGGCGGGATGCTCGATCAGGAGGGAGACCTGATGGTCATCCTCGAGGCGATCGGCCGCGGCCGTGAACGATGGGAGGCCCAGCAGGATGGGGAGGGGAGCTAAGCAGGAAGTCGCAATTTACCTGCGGGCTTACGACAAGACCAAGGCGGGCCTCCAGGCAGCAGGGGCCCGCGTTGGTCGTTTCACGAACAACGCCATCAAGCACTTCAAGCGGGCCGCCCTGGCCGCCGGCATCATGGTCTCGGCCGCCTCGGCCGCCTCGATCGGGATCGGCGCCAGCTTCGAGCAGGGGATGGCGAACGTGGCATCGGTCACGAGCGCCACCGAGTCACAGTACGCTGCGCTCGAGGACCGGGCCCGGTCCCTCGGGGCCACCACCGCTTTTACCGCCCGCGAAGCCACCACCGCCATGTACGCCCTGGGATCGGCCGGCTTCAAGACCGAGCAGATCATCGCGTCGACCGAGGGGGTCCTGAAGCTCGCCGGCGCCACGCTCAGCGACATGAGCTCGGCTGCAGAGCTCAACGTGGCCGCCCTGAAGCAGTTCGGCCTCGAGGCTCACGACACCGACCGCGTGGTGAACGCGATGGCCGCCGGCATCCAGAACAGCATGCTGACGATGGAGCGTCTGACCTACTCCATGCAGTTCGCGGGGCCGGCGGCCGCCTCGGTCGGCATGAGCATCGAGGAAACCGTGGCCGCCCTGGGGCTGCTCCACAACGCCGGGCTGCGCGGGAGCCTCGCCGGTACCGGCCTGCGCATGGCGATGGTCCGGCTGCTGAAGCCGACCGAGGATCTGAAAAAGGTGCTCGGCGGGGTCAGCATCACCGGCGACGGGTTCGCCGCGACCCTCGACAAGATCAGCAAGGCCCGGCTGACGCCGGAGCAGATGGTCGAGATGTTCGGGCCCCGAGCCTACGGTGCGATGCGGGCCTTCCTCGTTGCGGGGAAAGAGGGCTTCGATCAGATGACCGACGCGGTCACCGGGACCACCGCCGCTTACTCGATGTACGAGACGCAGATGGACACGGTCCAGAGCCAGTGGCGCATCTTCCGCTCGGCGCTCGAAGAGACCGCCCTGGTGGTCTTCGATCAGATGAGACCAGCGCTCCGGGCCGTCCTCGATTGGGCCATTCAATTCGTGAACGAAAACCGGGAGCGCCTGATCCCGGTGCTGCAGCGCGTGATCGAGGTCGGGATCTACGCCGGTGCGGAGCTCCGGGCGGGCTTCGAGCATGCCAAGCTGGCGTGGCTCAAGTTCGTTCATTCGATCGAGAACGAGACCACGCTGGTGGGCAAGGCGATCGGCTGGCTGACTGGCAAGGTGGTGGGGATCTTCGATGCCGGCGAAGAGATGACGCTCGAACAGATCAAGACAGCGATGTCAGCACTCCAAGCGGAGTCAGGGATGCTGCGTCGTGAGCATGCGCTGCTGCAGGCCGAGATCCAGTTCATCAAGGAGCTCAGGGCCAAACACTTGGCGCTGCGCCTGCAGGCCAGCCATGACAACCATCCTCTTGATGTCCGGATCGCTCGTGTCGGGTGTGAAGCTGAAGAGGATTCCGGCGGGCGCGATGCCTACAGCGCCAAGCGGGAGGCCACGGCCCGTGAGAACCTGAACAGGATTATCGACAGGTCGAAGGAGATCAAGGCTGAGTGGGACCAGCTGCTCAGCAGGCTCGAGTGGGCGGACGAAGAGAACGCCCTGATCGAGAACGTCGACCGTGTCTACGATCAGCGGGACAAGATGATCGCGGAGTTCCGGCGCCTCTGGGGCAAGGGGGAGCTCAGCCGAGCGATCAAGGAGGCGGTGGGCTCCAAGTTCTACGAGGGGGAGGAGGTCGGACCCTTCCCGGCCACGATGGAGTGGAAGAACACACCCGTGTTCGATATGCCGGAGTTCCAGGGCCCGCAGCTTGAAGAGGCGTTCCCGCTGGCGGAGGCCGTCGAAAAGCAGGGCGACAAGGCGCGGACGGCAGCCGACAAAGCCATGGCTGGACTCGGGATGTCCGTCCGCCGCGGCTGGGACTCGATCATCGACACGAGCATGACGGGCGCCGAGAAGTGGGCCGACATCTGGGGAAACATGAAGCGCGTGGCATGGAGGTATCTAGGCGACATTCTGGTCGAGCAATTGAAGAACGACGCAACCAGCACCGCATCGACGGTCACCTCTGAGACAACCAAGACAAGCGCTGCGGTCGGTGGGGCCGCCGCCCGCGCCGCCGCTGCGAACGTCGAAATCGCGGCCAACAATGCATCGACGCTCAGCAGGATCAAGAACGCGGTCGCCGGCTTCTTCTCGTTCTTCAGCCCCCTCGGCCCCTTTGGGATCCCGGCGGCCCTGGCGTCGATCGCCTTGATGGTCAAGACGATTAGCGAGATCGGGAAGATGGCATTCTACGACGGGGGCTGGGTGTCAGGCCCGAAGGGTCGCGACCGCGTGGGGCCCGCCTGGCTGAATGACGGCGAGTTCATCATGCCCACGAGCCGCAGTCGACAGTACGCCAGCGAGCTCGAGGCCATGCGCGAGGGCCGGTACAAGCGCGGGCGAGTCGCGGTCCCGGTGGCCTCCGCCAGCGCCGGCGGCCCCACCAAGGTGACGCAGGTGAACGTCAGCCTCGAGCCGAAGCCGGGCACCGTCATCACCGCCAGCGACCGGCTGGGGATCCGGCGCCTGACTGAGCTCGTCGCGGACGACCTGGTCCGCGTGCTCAAGCAACAGGGAATCGAGGTGGCACCGGATGAGCAGCACGGACCCCTGCTTCCAGCTGATCGGAGATCGCTTCTCCGGCGGCGAGTACGGGATCACCGAATTCGGGCTAGCACCCTTCGGAGGCCCAGACTATCCGCCCTACGTACTGCCGCACCCGCACGTCCCGAGCGATGGACTGAGCGTCAAGCGGCACCACGTCGTCCGCGAAGTGGTGAAGCGCCGGAATGGCGTGGTGATCGCCGCCAGGACAGAGGTTGTCCTGGGCCTCTGGCACGTCCGGTTCCACGCACTGTGGGAAGCCGACGTCAACGAGCTCAGCGTGTTTCACAAGGCCCGCCGGTTCAAGCTGCTGCCGGCCGGCGAGGATGGTGGGACCAGCTACACCGTGTTCTGGACGGACCCAGAATTCCACCCAGAGCCGATCCCAGGCGAGGCGACTCGCTTTAATCTGGAATTCGACATCGAGGAGATGCCGTCATGAGCACCCTGACCAACCGACTGGCCATGTCGATGCCGGCGGCCGGCGACACCAACTGGACCAACGAGATCAACGGGGCC